AAAACTGTTCTAATTGGTCCATCAGCGAAGATTGATGCATTGATGGATGACATCAAGTCTGGCGACTTTGGTGACGACTCAGTTGCAGTATGTGCAGTATCACGCCAGCTAATTGAGCTACTAAGCGCAGAACTTACCAAGGCTGAGATTCCACACGGACTTATTACTGGTGCACAAGATGAAGACGAGCGCCAGAAAGCCGTAGACGACTTCCAGTCAGGTCGAACCAAGTGGGTATTGTTTACCGCTGCAGCTGGTGGTGTCGGTATCACACTAACCGCTGGTCGACGTTTGGTTATGCTTCAGCGACCTTGGTCATTGGTTGAGCACAAGCAAGCAATTGACCGAATTCACAGAATTGGTTCAGAAATTCACGATTCTGTGATTATAATGGACTATGTTACTGAAGGTACTATCGAAGAACGTGTGCTGCAGGTCTTAGAAACTAAGGCAGACAACTTTGAACAGATCGTCAAGGACAAAGACAAACTACTAGCACTACTCAAGGACGACAAGGCAGGTAATCTGTAATGACTGAACAAGAACAAAAGGCTCCGGTGAGAATCTCAAACTCTGAGATTCAAACATTCAAGGATTGCCGACGCAAGTGGTGGTTGTCGTACTACCGCCGCCTCAAGCCGAAGAGTGCGAACATGACTGGTGCACTAGCTTTAGGCTCACGTATCCACGAAGCGCTAGACATGTACTACTCACAAGAGATTCCACTGCTTGAGGCTCACGCGCAGCTTCTTGAAAAGGACCGACAGATTCTTATTGAGAGCTTCAGCGATGTCAGTGAACTTGAGAGCGAAGGTGAACTAGGGCGCATCATGCTTGAAGGCTACCTTCAGTGGGTTGAGGACGAAGGCATTGATGCTGAGCTCGAGCGTATTTCGAATGAGGAAATCATTGAGATGCCATTGATGGACGGCAAGGTTATCCTTCAAGGTAAGCTTGACATGCGCGTGCGTCGCAAGGGTGACGGCGTGCGCATGTTCCGTGACTTCAAAACTGTTGGAGGCTCGTTTGCTGACTTTACAAGTCAAGCTGCAATGAACGAGCAGATTCTGACCTACATGCTTCTTGAACAAGCCCAGAACAAAGAGGGCGAACGTTCAGAAGGCGGTATCTTCACTCTACTCAAGAAGGTAAAGCGTACAGCTAATGCACGTCCACCATTCTTTGAGCAGATGGAAGTACGCCACAACGTGTTTACACTGCGAGCTTTTTGGCAGCGTCTACACGGCACTCTTGAAGACATGATGCGTGTTCGTGAAGGACTAGATGCTGGTGGCAATCACCAGTTCCTAGCCTACCCACGACCAAGTCGTGACTGCAAGTGGAAGTGCCAGTTCTACTCTGTTTGCACGCTCATTGATGACGGCTCAGCCGCCGAGCAAGCACTCAGTGACTCTTTCGAAGCATCCGACCCGTACGGATACTACGGAATTACCGATGAGAAAAAAGGAAGTGAATGATGTCTGACGTACAACGCAGTCTAACCATCATGGTCTATGGCGAGTCGAAGGTTGGAAAGTCCACCTTGGCAGTCACAGCACCGTACCCACGCCTAATGCTCGACGTGGAAGGCGGCCACCGCTTCCTTCCAATCAACGTCAAGTACTGGGACCCACTACGAGAAGAGCCGCCAGTAGCTGATGGAACATGGGACACTTGTGTCGTCATGGTTCGCGACTACGACACGGTTCTAAAGGCTTACCAGTGGCTACAGCTTGGTAAGCACCAGTTCAAGAGCTTGATTATTGACTCCATCTCGGAGCTCCAGGTCAAGTGCATGGATAACATCGCTGGCAAGAACCAGATGCAGATGCAGCAGTGGGGCGAACTACTTCGTCACATGGGTGCTTTGCTCCGTGACTTGCGAGACCTAACGATGCATCCAACGGCTCCACTAGAGGCAGTAGTTCTTACTGCAATGGCACGACCAGGTCAGGACGGACGCTTGCGTCCTTACTTGCAGGGTCAGCTTGCGATTCAAGCACCGTATTTCTACGATGTGCTTGGCGCAATCAATGTGGAGACAATCGCAAATCCCGATCCAACTCAACCGCCTTACAAGGCACGTCGCATGTACGTTGAGCGCACTGACCACTATGAGGCAGGCGAACGCGTACAAGGACGACTTGGCAAGATTGTTGAGCAGCAGGACATGGGAATCGAGCGTATGCTCGACATGATTTTTGGTCCTAAGTCCGAGACCAAGAAAAAGTCGTCCTAGCCAACCGGTTAGACGATCCTCGTAAAGAGATAAGGAAAACTGAACTATGAGTTCACTCAACTGGGGCGACCTAGTCAAAGACGCCGGCGAAGCAGCCGGTGGTGCATACGAGCCATTACCAGATGGCGACTACGACCTGAAGGTGATTGAGGCTTCTGCCGCAGTTTCACAGTCAGGTAAAACCATGTTCAAAATCACAGCTGAGGTCCAGGTTGGTGCGTTTGCTAAGCGCCGCATCTGGGACAACTTGGTTGTGTCACCGGACAGCCCAGCAGCGCTAGGCATCTTCTTCGCGAAGATGGCAGCACTTGGTCTAAACCGCGATTACTTCGCAGCTAGCCCGAGCAACTCGACTATCGAGGCTGCGCTTCTTCACCGCCCATTCCGTGCACAGATTGGTTCTCGTGTATGGCAGGGTTCTAAGAAGAACGAAATCAAGAAGTACTATGTCGGCGCTCCTGTAGCTGCCGCTGGTGCTCCTGCACCTGTAGCTGCCGCTGCACCTGCGCCGGCTCCTGCACCAGCACCAGCTCCTGCACCTGCCCCAGCGGCTCCGGTTGCAGAAGCTCCAGCTGCACCAGTTGCACCGCCAGCTCCACCTGCTGCGCCTGCATCACCGTTCTAAACATAGAACTTGTGCCTGGGTATCGTCTATTTATGGGCGGTACCCAGGTGCGCTATGCACGAAGGACAACATTTCAAATGACGTATTACGCCACTCCACTGAAAGCTTAGAAACTAAAATCAAATGAGCAAGATTCTTCTGACAGGAATGTCTGCAGCACAAGCCTCTCGTAAAGCTAACGCTCGTACGCTGAGTTTCACTGGAGTACTCGAGAAATCACTGCGAGACGCCGGGCACGAAGTAGTCTGGGAAGTTCCATCTTTTGAATGGACCAAAGAGTTTCTATCTCAGTTTGATTCTGTCATCGTTGGTGTTTCACCACTTACAAGTCTTAGTGCAAACTACTGCTATGGCGGGTTGCACGTAATCACTGAGTTGCTAGATGATAAAAGACTCAGACTACTAGTCGACTCTCCTCAACCAGGACAGATAATTGCTAGCCTAAAGACTATAGCGGCTAGCCCTAAATCACTAACCAAAGACTTTTACATGAATAGACGTGGATTCAACCAGGCCAAACAAGAAGCGGTCCGTACGCGCCTCCTGGCAACAGTTGAGCGGCTTCTGACCGCTACATGGCCTGTAACAATGTATCCAAGTCTACCGTGGCAGGACTCAGCCGCGGTACATGACCAGTTTTCAGATAATGCAATCCAAAGTCTAGTCGGAGTCAATTTAGATGCCGGTCTACTGACACCTGCAATTCATCAAACAGACCGCAGACTAAAGTGGTCGGCAGACTCGGCAAACTCGCCATGGATACAAAAAGTATCTACTGGACTAGTCTATCCGGTAAGTCTGATGAAGTGGAACAAGGGATGGGCTGACGACTTAGTCGAAGAACAAATTGCTCGTTCAACTGGTGTACTTATTACTCCACACAAAAAAGACGGTACTTGGTGGACATACAGATACATCCAGGCGATGAATACAGGAACTCCTATCGCTACTCTGTGGACTGAGACAGTGAAGATAGGTAAGTCTTGGGGAAACCTAGCTGCCAACATTGAGGCGCTATCTCAAGAGGAACGTAATACAATTGCCACTAAGCAACGTGAAGAGTATTTGGCAGCTATCCCTTCTCTAAACGATGCGTATGAAAACTTGCACAAGACACTAGGGATTACAAAACGAAAGGCAGTCAAATGACCGACAACAAACTCTTTAAAGAGTGGCTTGCACGCACTAAAGACCTTCAGAAGAACGTTTTCAAAATCGACTACGATG